AACGTTCGCATCACAAAGCCGTCTTACACTTCCCTGGCTGATTTATTCGCAGAATATGGCGCTGGGCATGTCTTCGCGATTGCCGGTATTTACATTAATACCAAGGGCAAATATGGACCTCAGGCAGTTATCGCAATCAATGAGAGCACGCTTGTAAATCTGCCTTCTCACCTGCTGGAAGAATGCGAGGAAATGCGGAAGGACCCGGAAGCCGTTGACGCCATCAACAACGGGCAGGCGGGTTTCAAGGTCTATCAGTATACCAGCAAAAACGGAAACAGCGGTTTCTCTGTTGACTGGGTAGACATTAAGTAACAGCGGAAGGCGGGCGGTTATGCCCGCTTTTCTTTTGGAGGTAATATGGGTTTATATTTAGAAAGTGGTTATATCAATCAGGACAGGATATTATCCAGCGCGGATAATTTCATATTTGAAATCGGACCGCGAGGCACCGGCAAATCATACGGAATTCTCAAATACATATTGGACAGTAAAATAAAATTCATGATGCTCCGACGGACACAGACCGAGGCGGACATGATTAGTACAGCGGTAACAAATCCGTTTAAAGCAATCATGATGGACAATTATGGTTTGCAAATCAATCCCGAGAGCATCAGTAAAAACCTGTCTGCGTTCACGGTTCCGGGACCGACGGAGGAGGACCCGCCGGAGCGCATTGGGTACCTGGCTGCGCTTTCGACGTTTGCGACAATAAGAGGTGCGGACCTGTCGGACGTTGATTTGATATTTTATGATGAGTTTATTCCCGAGAAGCATCAGCGTCCGATCAAAGACGAATATGCTGCCTTGATGAATGTTTATGAGACCGTAAACCGAAACAGGGAACTGCAGGGCAGGAAACCGGTGCAATTAGTTTGCGCTGCAAACAGTAACGACATCGCAAACCCCATTTTTATCGGACTGGAAATTGTTGACCGAATTGCCAGGATGATGAAAAAGGGAATTGAGATGTATAAGGACCCTGAAAAGAGTTTAGCGGTTTACATGTTTATGCATTCTCCGATCAGCGACAAAAAGGCGCAGACAAGTCTCTACAAACTAACCGCCGGTAATGACTTTCAAAACATGGCTTTGCGGAACATGTTTGACCTGGACACGAGATATATCAGGAGCAGGAACCTCCGGGAATTCAAGCCGGTGGTCAAAATCGGAGAGCTGATAATTTACGAGCACAAGAGCAGAAAAGAGTTTTATGCGAGATGCGGAAGCTCTGGAACAGTTCCCCATGTGTTCAGTACAACGGACATCGACCGCAAGCGGTTTGTTAAAACATATAACTATTTATTTTTGCGGTATCTTTCCGGTTATATGATTTTCGAAAATTCGATTTCGCAGGTATTGTTTGAAAAATTGTTTTCCTAATATAATATATTATGTGAAGTAGGACAGCCCAGTATCAGGAGCCGGAAGCTCCGGGCGTGGAATGATACCCCATGACGTCCTACTTCATATACTTAAGTATATGAGGAGGGCGCTTATGGATGTACAGACATTGACTCAGCTTGTTTCTTCTGTAGGCTTCCCTATTGTCGCATGTCTCATTATGTGGAAAGCGCTCCAGGACTCAACGGCAGCGCACAAAGAAGAGATGGACGCAATGAGGGAGAGTCTCAATCAGAATACTGTTGTACTGGCGGAGTTGAAACAGATGCTCCAGGACTTGCGGGACGTTGCCCGCGGAGGTGCCGGACTCAATGAATGAGTTTATTCCTAGGACCCGGGCACCGGCTGACTCAGATCTTCATTGGATAAATAAAGCCTATGGAGGTTTAAATGAGTGTCTGATTATTGACCGCAATACCGGCAGTGTGCTCGCTAATTGCACTGGCTATGCGTGGGGACGCGCTTATGAATTGTTAAACGCAAAACCAAAGCTGGCGAAGACCGACGCAAAAACATGGTTCAATGCGTTTGAAGGTTACAGCAGGGGACAGGTGCCGGCGCTGGGTGCCGTCGCTTGCTGGGGCGGTACCCGCTTCGGACACGTTGCCATCGTTGAGAGCATCGGACCCAACTATATCATGTGTTCACAGTCAAATTATGGCGGTGTGCGCTGGGAATTGGTGAAATGTATCAAAGGCGGAAACGGTTATATCTCAGGCATGGGAAACACTGCTTTCCAGGGCTTCATTTATCTGCCTGTTAAATGGGACGCACAGGGAAGCGGAAGCGGAGGGACAGGACCATATAAGAACCTAAATGATATCGCGCTTGCGATTATCCGCGGAACGGGTCCCTGGTACAAGTGCACCGGTCAAAAGCGTTTTAACAAAATCGCGTCTTATGGATTTGACCCGGAAGCGGTACAGTCAAGAGTAAATGAACTAATGCTAATATCCTATAACTCTATTGACGATATCGCGCGGGCAATCATCCGCGGAACAGGTCCCTGGTATCAGTGTTATGACGATGACCGCGCAAAACTGTGTAAATATTTCGGATTTGACCCTGAGGCGGTACAGCAAAGAATCAATGAAATGATGAAAGGTAATTAAATTATGAATGTCGAGCAAATCATCAAATTAATTGACGCCGGATATACTAAGGAAGATATCCAGGCAATGATGGAACAGCCAAAAGCAACACCGGCACCGGAAGCAAAGCCGGAGCCTATGAACGAAAAACAGGAAAAGCCGGCGGAACAGCCGGAAGAAAAAAAGCCGGATTCTGAACCGGTTAACAAGGAGATGCTGCAGGAGTTGAGAGAACTCAAGAAAGCAGTCTTCTCTATGAATATCATGAACAGTTCTCAGCCGGCACAGCCGGAAAGCGTTGACGATATTCTAGCCAAAGCGCTAAAGGAGGGATAACCATGGCGAACACACTTACTATTAATGACATTTCGGCAGTAGCGAACAAAGTACTCGCGAATGCCCAGGGACGACCGAATGAGACAGTCAGCACGGCGGACTTTACGACCATCGCACAGACGGCACTGCTCGTTGGTTATGACCCGCTCATGACCGCAATTTCTCAGGTTCTGAGCCGTACAATCTTCTCTTATCGTCCGTATAACGCAAAATTCCGCGGACTGGAGAAGGACGCAGTTAAATGGGGCAACCATGTAAGAAAACTGAACCCGATTGACAAACCGCTGGAAGTGGACAACCGGCTCCGCAAGGATGACCTCACGCTCCTGGAAGATGGTGACACGGTTGACCAGTATCGTATTAACAAGCCGGAAGTCCTGCAGACAAATTTCTATGGCGCTCAGTCTTATCAGAAGAGCATGACTGTATGGACAACACAGCTGGACACTGCTTTCACCGGACCGGAACAGTTTGGTAATTTCCTGTCCATGGTAATGGGCAACGCAACCGATCAGCTCGCGCAGGCGCGTGAAGACCTCGCGCGCGGTGCCGTTGTTAACCTCATCGGAGGCACACATACACTCGGGCAGGTATGGCACGTTCTCACGGACTACAACACTGAGACCGGTGGAACATTTACCGCAACAACGATTATGGAGCCGGGTAATTTTGCTGACTTCTATCGGTGGTTTATCGGTAAACTGCAGAGCATTTCCGACCGCATGGAAGAGCGTACAATTCTCAACCATGTCAATCCGTTCGTTGGCGGTGAACAGAAGCTTATTCGCAGACATACACCGAAGAACCGCCAGCACCTTTATATGTTTGCCGACTTCGTAAACAATGCGGAAACAGTCGCTAACAGCGTTACATTTCATGACGATTATCTGAAGCGCATCGACTTCGAAAAAGTCACATTCTGGCAGAATGCCGGCACACCGAAGGCAATCAATACAACAGTAAATTATCTTTCTGCCGGTTCTGCATCTGCTGACAGTGCTATTACAACCGGAGCATTCGAAAATAATACTGTAATTGGTATTCTCTTCGATGATGAGGCTTGCGGTATCAACATGGTAAATCAGCAGTCCGCAGCGAGCCCGCTGAATGCGAGAGGTATGTTCTCGAATTTTTATTGGCATGAAACCTGCAGATGGTTCAATGACAATAGTGAGAACGCGCTTGTCATCTGCCTGGACTAATTGAGACATAAGCGGGCGCGTAATGCGTCCGCTTTTCTTTTAAGGAGGTAACAATGGCATTCAATGTTAATTTCTATCATTTCTCAAAACGTGAGAATGCGACATACAGACCCAGCGGAAGCGGGGAGTCTTTCTCTTGTGTCCTGAAAGAAGCCTCCAGCATTGCAAACCCGTCGATTATTCTCGACGTGGGGACCGGTTCAGACCCGTCATGGAATTATGCATATATTCCTGAATTTGACCGCTATTATTTCATTACAGACTGGACGTGGGTACAGAATCGTCTTTGGATAGCAAACCTGCGGACCGACTTGCTGGCGACATTCCGCGACTATATCGGAAGCGCTAGCATGTACGTGCTTCGATCAAGCGCAGCCTTTGACGGCAGCATCATCGACAATTATTATCCTGTTAAATCGGAAGCTGTAAAACAATACAGTTATGCGCCATATCAATGGCCCCTTACGTTATCAGGCGGGAGTGTTGTCATTGGTGTAGTATCCAAAGAGGCAACAATAGGCAGTGTATGTTATTACGCGCTGACCATTAACAATTTCGCAACACTCATACAGGCAATGCTGGATGATAATATTCTTGAAGGTTTTGAAATTAAAGATGCGACACTCGCATTACAAAAAGCGCTTGTAGACCCGCTCCAGTATGTAAAGAGTGCAGTATACCTCCCTATTCCTTTGGGAGACCTTGCCGGCAGTAATTCCGCAGTATCAGTTTGGGGATGGGAGACAGGTGTGAAGGCGAAAAAACTGGACATGACTGTACCATGGTCTGAATACAGTTTTACGATGACAATGCCAAGGCATCCGCTGACGGCAGCCAGGGGCAACTATCTCAATACTTCACCATATACGCGGGCAACATTTGAGTTTATTCCGTTTGGTTCATTTGAGATTGATACAACACTGACCGCGACAAATCCGACTATCACAGTTACATATTTGATTGACTGGGTAAACGGCACCGGAACATTGCAGGCGGTAAACGGCAATACAACACTCGGCACACTGTCCGCGCAAATCGGTGTACCGGTGCAAATCAGCCAGGTATCAAAGGACTATCTCGGCGCTGCCGTTGGTGCCGTCTCAGGCATCGGCGGAATGGTAGCCAGCGCATTGACAGGCGACATTGCCGGTATCTTCTCAAGCGCCGGCGCGGGTATCGGTAACGGCATTCAGGCAATGATACCGCGTTCTTCGCATATCAGCAGTAACGGCAGTTACTCCCATTATCATTGGTACCCGTCTCTCTTTACGGAATTCTATATTCCAGTAGACGAGGACAACGAGCACTCGGGCAGACCGCTCTGTCAAATCCGCCAGCTGTCAAGCCTGCCGGGGTATCTGCTTATTAAAGACGGCGAAATTGATATCCCGGGACTGACTGGAGAGGCGGAAGCCGTGCGGGAATTCCTCGAAAGCGGGTTCTTTTATGGCTGACTTTCCATGTGATACATTGCCGTCAAATCTGTCTCCCTGGTGGATCAAAGACGGCTATGGGGGTATATCACCGTGCATTCTCGGTTCCCCGCGTCCGGAATCCGGCGCAACAATAGCCAACTGCGTCGGCTGGGCTTGGGGCAGATATTGCGAAATCCGCGGGGAGGCGGTGCCTGAACTGCCGACAGGTGACGGCGGTTCATGGTTTAGTACCGCGATTGCAAACGGGATGGAAACAGGAACAGAGCCGGCGCTCGGCGCAGTCGCATGTTTCGCGGGAGGTCCCAGCGGTTTAGGACATGTAGCAATCGTTGAAGAAATAGCCGAAGACGGAAGTTATATAAGATGCTCCGAAAGTGATTATGGCGGTCCGATATTCAGTTATCGCACGCGGTACCGGTCTCAAAACTGGAGTTATCCCGGATATGCTCAATTTCAGGGTTTCATTTATAATGATGATATACCGGAAAACCCGTTTAAATGGTGGCTATGCGCTCGACTGCTGAAGCGTAGAAAGGAAGAAATATAATGTACGAGTATGATTTTCTAAACATTTATAACGGCAGGCAGAGCCCCGGAACAATTCACGCTGCCAGTACTTCACTCGGCGCGTATTTCCGTCGGTATCTGTTTCAGAAAGCCGTCTCTGTGTTCGATATCCAGTGCCCTGAAACATGGTCAAAAGATTATTTTTGGTATGTTCTCTATGCTGCCGGATATATTGGAATCCTGGACGTTCCTGGCATGGGAGTCATCCCGCAATATTGCACTTATAAGGGCTACAATGTTTTCTATCAGCCGAAAGCGTTTATTGTTGCGAATCCAGCAATTAATAACGGTCAGACTCTTGAGAGGACGCTGGGAGAATTCGGAAACGGTGTTCTCATCAAACTGACACCGGACTATTGTGGTATTGTTGACCTCGTAGGTTATTATGCGGACCTTATGGCTGTGGCTGCCGAGAGCATGGGCATCAACATGCTCAACAGCAAACTTGCCTATGTATTCGCAGCGGACAACCAGGCAAGCGCCAACAGTTTCAAAAAGATGGTTGACCAGGTAAACATGGGACAGCCGGCTGTATTTATTGATAAAAACCTGCTGGACGCGGAAGGGAATCCGACATGGCAGACATTCGCACAGGACCTCCGGCAGAATTTCATCGCGCCGGACCTCATGGAAACCATGGACAAAATAGAGCGGATGTTTGAAAACGAAATAGGTATCCCCAACACTGGAGGAACTGAAAAGAAGGAGCGTTTAATCTCGGACGAGGTGAATGCTAATAATGTCAGCACGTATTCAAAAGCAGAGTTATGGCTTGAAAACCTGCGGACTGGTTGCGAGGAAGCGAATAAAATGTTCAATCTCAGTCTTTCAGTAGACTGGCGAGAAATCAAAGGGAGGGACACATATGGCAGCGAAAGCGAAGTTATCAGTTCTCGGACTTTACCGGTGGAATCCTGATATTTTTAAAGACATGGCTATTCCTTCGGAGGTGGACGGTGATGTTCTTACTTGGAAGATTTTGGAAGATTGTGCAGAGCTGGAAATACTTTATTCTGACCCTGAATATATGCAGGCATCCATTTATAACTGGAGCAGCGCCATGCTTCCAAACTGGACTAAGATGCAGGAAGCATTGACAGCCAAATATAATCCAATCTGGAACAAAGACGGAACAATTCGCGAGACTTACAATTATGGTGAAATAAATCAAAGCGGAACAGGCAACGGCAGCGCGACGGATAAAGTAGCCGGGTTTAATTCAGATAATACTCACACCAGGGAAGAAAGCACGAACACAAGCACCGGCACAAACCGCCAGGAGGCGCACACAGACACGGTCGAACGCATTGAGCAGGGAAATATTGGTGTAACAGAATCCAGTGCAATGGTTCGCCATGAGGTTGAATTGCGTGAGGACTTCAATATATACGACATCATTGCAAAAGACTTTAAGAAGCATTACTGCATAATGGTATACTAAGAAAAGGAGGTATAAACACATGGCATTCTACGATAAATTCCCATATACAAATTTTCAGGAAATCAATCTGGACAAGCTCGTTATCAAGATGCTGCAGCTGGAACTTGAGCAGAAAGAATTCATTAATAACAATGTAATTAAGTATGCAGACCCGATCAGCTGGAATATTACAAAACAGTATGAAGCGAATACAGTTGTCACAGACGAGGCAGGAAATGCGTATATTTCAAGTCAGCCGGTTCCTGCTGGTGTCTCGATCAATAACCAAGAGTATTGGTCAAAAATTGGAAATTTTGACCAGTTATGGACAGACATTAAAAAGGCAATTACTCCTGCTGATGAAGGTTCTGGAACAACGGCAACGGCAGCGCGTGCGGTCAATGATTTGGTATGGATGAGTAATACTCTTTACATCGTAACCGCGCCAATGATTGCCGGTGATAGTTATGTTGTCGGCAGTAATTGCGAAGTAACAGACATTGATACGGAACTAAAGAAAATTATTGCTGTTACAGCAGAAAACGCTGATGACATCGCTGCGGAAATCGTAAACAGAGAAAACGCGGATAATGCGCTTACTAATTACATCAATCAGAAAATTCAGAATCTTCCTGAATTTCCAACTCCTGAAGCTTTCGGAGCAGTGGGTGATGGAGTAGCCGATGATACGGCAGCATTTAACGCGCTTCTTGCTTATTGCAAACAGAATAATTTAAAATGCTTTATTCCAAACAACACTTATCAGTTAAATAAAAACATTCTCTTTGATAATTCTCTTATTCTTAATAACGGCGGAACTTATCCTAATAAGAAATTATTTACCAACGGGAGCGGAGATATCGCTGATTTTGAAACAACATTTAAACAGTTCGCAATTTCTATATCCGATCTGGTGGGTTCATACTCGGGCTATGCTCTGCAGGCATGCTGTGAGAATCCTGTTACAGGAAATATCGTTATAGGTATGTATAACGGCACTTCCCAGCTTGGTATGCTTGTTGAAGTGACGACCGCATTCAGTGTAGTAAAACGTGTAGTAGGTGACTTTGGACACATCAATGACATGTGTTTCAATACAGATACACAGACATTATTCATTGCTCCCGGTACGCAGGGCAATAATGCGAATATGCTGATTGAAGTTAACCCGTCAAGCCTGGCAGATCG